CCACCGATGCCACCTGACGTAAAATAAGCCGCCTACAGTGCGTTAAAAAAGACCCCGTGGGCAACAACACCGCACAGGGTCTTACAAGGGCACAGGGCTTATTCTATAAGGTGAAGCCGAAAAGCGCAAAAACTGAGAAAAAAAGAAAAAAATCGCCAATTAAGACATTTTAACAAAAATAATTTGGTGGGTTCAAAAAATCGCCGTATCTTTGCAGCGTGATTCAGAAATGAAGTTTAATTTAAAATTAGGTAATATGGACAGAGAAAACAAAGAAAAAGCACTTTTGAAAGTGTTTCAAAGTCTTTGCAAATCTTGTGACGATATGGATTTCGTTGCAAAAGACTTGACCGATGAGAAAAAAGATTTGCTGAATGTCATCAACGATACGGTCTTTGACGCAAGACATGTGGTGGCTGAGGTTCTGATACAGGACAAGAAAGACGACCTGTTGTTGGAACAGTTACAGAAAGAGTTTCAAATCGTTCTTGACTTCTTGTCAGAAAACAGACTGATGAGCAAGTTCATAGAACACAAAAGTAAGTACAATGACTAAAAAAGACAAGTTTGAGGTGGTTGAATCCACCTGTGCAGTTGTCCTTTGGACTATTATCTGCTTTGTGGTTTTATGCGTCTTTGGTTCTTGCAAGACTTCACAGAACGTTGAAGCAAACGGACGCACAGTTATAGTAACAACAGATACCACGGTGGTAAATCACAGTGGTTACATTAAAATTCAGAAGTGATGGAAGACAGAAACGACTATCAGGAAAACCTGTTTAACGCTTTGACTGCACTAAACGGTCTTCTACAGACCAAAGAAATGTGCAGCGATGACAAAGCCGTTATCAAGGTGAACAGATTCAGAAAGTGGTTGATTGACCGAATCGAATCTGAAAAAGTAAGTGAGTAATACAGTTTATAATAAGTTTAACATTTAAATTTTTATCAATTATGTTTAGTTTTAGTAACACATTCAACAAGACTTCTTTTGGTATTGACACCAAAGATTACGAGTACATCAAGTTAGCAGACGTTGCAAAGGGTTCTTCACCTGATGAGATTCACCCTATCAACGGTCTTTACGTTCACGGTTCTGCTTTGGGTGATTCACCTGTTGTGATTGACGTACAGGCTAAGAAGTTGGTCAACATGCCAAAGCATCTTGGCGAGACATTCCGTGAGATTCTTGCCAACGCAGACGCAGTACAGGCTATCAAGGACGGCAAGGTAGGTTACACCATCTACACTTACGAGTCACATGCAAAGACATGTTACGGTATCAACTTCGTTGACATCAACAAGTAGTATTGAAGTTTCACACATGGGCACGCTTATTCTTTAGGTGTGCCCTTTAATTTTAAGTAGTTATGGGCATGAATCCTATAGGCTTTAGCGGAAGAACGTTTTCTTTCAACAAAGCGGTAATAAAGCAGCGAATCATTGAAGCAAAGATGAGTTCGCCAGAGTACAGGGCTGAGATAAGAAGAATCTTTCAACAGGCTAACAGACGTATTCAGAACATCGAATCAAAGGGACTTGTATCTCCAGCAGTTATGGCGTTGAACAAGGGCGACATCAAGGGCTTTACGAAATTTTCGATGAAGCACAGTTGGGAAGACCTTAAAGCCGAATATGCAAAGGCGGTGGGATTCTTACGACAGCCTACATCGACCGCAACAGGTGTGCGAGAGTACAACAAGCACCTGATGGATGCCTACGACCTGACAGAAGACGAGTTCGACCTGATGGCACAGAAGATTCAGGACAAGTTCTTGTCTGTGTCTGATGAAAACTTCGTGGAACAATACCTTATGAGATACAAGGACTTCACAGGTGAGCTTGAAACAGAAGCAGCAGACGTTTCAGACCAAATAGAAACAGACGCTGCAAGGTTGGAACAGGCTATTGAACAGGATTTGGAAAAAGACGCTCAAAATGTTTTGGACTATGCCAACAGCATTAAAAGCGGAATAATGAGCACTTTAAAGAAATTTGGTCTATAATGAAAAAGAAAAAGAATTTTTGTTTGCATGATGAAGTCTATTCACCAAAAGACATAACAACCGTTCTTGACATGGCGGTTGACGATTCCTGTTTGCGTGGGAATAACAAGAAACAAAAGTTCTTTGATATTCCTGTATGCTTTGACATAGAAACGTCTTCGTTCTACAAGAGTGGTGACAATTACCTGTCTTATGAGCAGTATGTGAAACTTGGTGTGAAGTTGGAAAAGTGTTCCTGTATGTATGTCTGGCAATTTGGTATAAACGGTTACTGTATAGTCGGGCGTACATGGGAAGAATTTACGGAAATGATGGAAACTGTTTCTGATTACTTGCAGTTGTCAGAAGATAGGCGTTTGATAGTTTACGTTCACAACTTGGCTTATGAGTTTCAGTTTATAAGAAACCGTTTCACGTGGAACAAGGTGTTTTCAATAGACCTGAGAAAGCCGATTTACGCAATAACGGAATCAGGTATAGAGTTTAGATGTAGCTACCTGTTGTCAGGTTATTCTTTGGCTAAGTTGGGCGGTCAACTGATGAAGTACAAATGCGAAAAGATGGTAGGCGATTTGGACTATTCCCTGTTGAGACACAGTAAGACACCCCTGACGGAAAAGGAGATGGGATATTGCCTGAATGACGTGAAAGTGGTGATGTGCTATATTCAAGAAATGATAGAACGCTATAAGGGCATCACGCATTTACCGATTACAAAGACAGGCTTTGTGAGAAAATATTGTCGCAAACATTGTATGTACTGTGAAGACGAGTTCGGGAAGACAGTCCAAAATTGGACGTACATAAACACGATTCACGATTTGAACATAAGTGGTGCTGATGAGTTCAACACGCTGCAAAGGGCATTTAGTGGTGGATTCACACATGCTAATGCGAATCACACAGACGATGTAATCGAAAATGTTAGCAGTTATGACTTCACAAGCAGTTACCCCTATGTGATGGTGGCAGAACAGTTCCCGATGAGTTCGGGTGTGTATGTTAAGGTGAAAAGCAAGAAGCAATTTGAGTTTTTCCTGTCTGCATACTGTTGTGTCTTCGACATCGAATTTACGAAAATAATGAGTTCACAGGTACAGGACACACCCTTGTCTGTTTCAAAGTGCTTCTACAAGGAAAACGTGATTGAAAACAACGGTAGGGTCTTTTCTGCTGACAGGGTAGTTACGACCATCACAAACGTTGACTATAACGTCTTCAAGATGTTCTACACTTGGGAAGAAGAAAAGGTGGTGGATATGTGGTGTTACAAGAAAGACTATCTTCCAACGGAATTTGTGAAGTCTATTCTTCACCTGTACGCCAACAAGACAACTTTGAAAGGTGTGAAAGGTAAGGAAGTGGAATATCTCAACAGTAAGGAAATGCTGAATAGCTGTTATGGCATGTGTGTGACGAATCCTTTGCGTGATGAGTTCACATACAACGGAGATTGGGACGTTTCCCACCTGACAGCAGATGAGATAAACGAAACGCTTGTCAAGTACAACGACAGCAGAAACCGATTCCTGTTTTACCCTTGGGGTGTCTTTGTAACCGCTTATGCAAGAAGAAACCTGTTTACAGGCATTTACGAATGTGGTGACGATTACATATATTCAGACACCGATTCCGTGAAGTTGAAGAACGGACAGGCGCACGAACAGTACTTCAAGGAATACAACAATATGGTGGAATATAAGCTAAGACAGGCTGCAAAGCATCACAAAATAGACTTTGAGTTGTTTGAACCTAAGACCATCAAAGGCATAAACAAGCTGATGGGTGTTTGGGATTTTGAGGGTGTCTATAGCAGGTTCAAGACGCTTGGTGCTAAACGCTATATGGTTGAGGAAGAAGACGCTTTGACCGTTGGCGGTAAAAGTTACCCTGTGTCACTTACGGTAAGTGGTGTGAACAAGAAAAGTGCCGTGCCTTGGTTACTTGAAACCTACGGACAGGACGGAATCTTTGAAGCATTCACCAACTACCTGGCAATACCGCCACAGGCGACAGGCAAGAACATTCACACCTATATTGACTATGAGCAACAGGGAGTGTTGACTGATTACCTTGGTGAACCCTGTGAGTTCCACGAACTGTCAGGCGTGCATCTTGAAGCTACCGGTTATTCACTTTCGCTTTCTGTCATGTATTTGAACTTTTTAATGGGTATTAAATTTAAAGATTAATAGTTATGTTTGGAAAAAGTAAAAAACCACAGTATTACAGTTTATCAGCTATTCTTGAAAAGAATGCTGATTACAACATCATTTTCGGTGAACGTTCCAACGGTAAGACTTATGCGTGTTTGGCGTATATGATTATCAACTACGTTGAAACAGGTGAACAAAGCGCATACGTCAGAAGATGGCGTGAAGACTTGAGGGGAAAACGTGCTGAATCCCTGTTTTCGGGTCACGTTGCCAACGGCTTTGTGTCAAAGGTGACGAACGGTAAGTACAATGAAGTATTTTATTTATCGGGTAAATGGTTCTTGTCTTACTACGATAGAAACAAGGGCAAACGCTTCCCCGATGATAAGCCGTTCTGTTATGGCTTCTGTCTGTCAGAACAGGAACACGACAAGTCAACAAGTTACCCGATTATAACCACGGTCGTGTTTGATGAGTTCATCACAAGGCGTTATTATTTGCCCGATGAATTTATGTTATTTATGAACGTACTCAGTACAATAATCAGAAACCGTTCCAACGTCCGTGTGTTTATGCTTGGTAACACGGTGAACAAGTTCTGTCCTTACTTTGGCGAAATGGGACTTGACAACATTCAGAACATGCCACAGGGAAACATCGACCTGTATCGTTTCGGTGAAGACGGTGCAACGGTGGCGGTTGAGTATTGCGACACCTTGGAAAAGGAAAAGCCGTCAAACAAGTACTTCTGTTTCGGAAATGAGGCTTTGCAGATGATTACGGGCGGTAAATGGGAACTCGCAGCATACCCTCACTTACCACGTAAATACAAGCCGAAAGACGTGCTTTTCACTTACTTCATAGAGTTCAACGGTACTGTCTTACAGGCAAACATCATTCAGGTTGACGATGAGTGTTTCACCTACATTCACGCAAAGACGACACCTATCAAGGACACAGAAAACAGCCTGATTTATTCCCTGACGATGAACGGAAGACCGAACTACAAACGTAAGCTGATAAGTTCTGCAACGGAACTTGAAGCAAAGGTTTCACGCTTCTTTGTGACCGATAAGGTATTTTACCAGAGCAACGAAATCGGTGAAATTGTCCGTAACTATATAATGACAAGTACTAAGAATAACATTTTAAGTGTTAAATAATGTAAATCTTGCGGAGATACGAATATTTATTCGTATCTTTGCAAAAGATTTAAAAAATATTATTTATGAATATGGACGAAGTTACATCATTAATCAGCAACGTTGGTTTTCCGATTGCGGTCTGTATCGCCCTGTTTTATTTTATGATGAAACAGGAAGACAAGCACAAAGACGAAACCGACAAGTTAAGTGCTACTGTTGAAGCAAACACGAAAGTTTTGACGGAACTTTGCACATTAATTAAAACTTTGGTAAAATGAAGAAGTTAGATAACATATACACTCATTATCAAGCACAGGTGAAGACAAAGGACGTTGCAGTAACGTCTTTTATGGAACATACTTTGGCTATTACTCAGTCGATGTTCAAGTACAATGGTCTTCCCGACACTATCCCACAGGTGGAACTTGAACGCCTGTTACAGGAAAGTGGAAACTGTGCTATTGCAAAGGTCGGTGAAGACCTGTACGCCCTTGGAGGTTCTACAGGTGGCGAATGTGACGCATACGGTCGCCCTGTTGACTACATCGTGGCGAACCCTTGGTTAAATTTGAACAAGACGTACAGAATCGGTTCTGATTGCGTACTGATGAAGAACGACACCAACGGACAAAGCCTGTTGCCTATCATCGGCAAATTTGCGGTTCTCTACACAGACGGTCTTATTTCGTTGAACACGGCTTCGATTCTGACACGTATCACTATGCTGATAAGTGCTTCTGATGATAAGACCAAACAGAGTGCAGACGAGTTCTTGAAAAAGATTCTTAACGGTGACTTTTCAGTAATCGGTGAAAACAGTTTCTTCAAGGGCGTATCAATGCAGACCGCCAACGTTTCAAACAGTCAATACATAACACAGTTGGTTGAACTCGTACAGTATTACAGGGCTTCAATGCTAAACGAACTTGGCTTGAACGCCAACTATAATATGAAGCGTGAACGTTTGAACCTTGGTGAAGTTTCAATGAACGTGGACGTTCTTTTGCCATACGTTGAAAATATGCTCACAAGCAGACGTGAAGCACTCGCACAGGTGAATGACATGTTCGGTACTGACATCAGGGTGGACTTAAATTCTTCTTGGAAGTTGGAACATGAAAACTTCTTGGCGTTGTCTAAGGACATCGAAAAGGTCGAAACAGAAGAAACAAAAGAAACTTCTGAAACAGAAGAAACAAAAGAAACTTCTGAAACAGAAGAAAAAGAAGAAACTTCTGAAACAGAAGAAACAAAAGAAACTTCTGAAACAGAAGAAAAAGAAGAAACTTCTGAAACAGAAGAAAAAGAAGAAACTTCTGAAACAGAAGAAAAAGAAGAAACTTAATTCGTTATAGCGTATGTTATTCAAAGAATTATTCATCGGGGAAAACCAACTTTTTAATGTAATCTTTAAAGAGAGATACCCCGAAATTTATACTGAGATATTCGGGGAAACAAAGCCCGATACCTTTGCTTTGGTGAAGTTCGGTAACAGGACGGTTCTTGATTCATTCAATGAAACCAACTGCCAGGACTACACAGGTGCGATTCTTGACATGTGCGTTGATACGTTCAAAAGTCAATTTGAGGTATTCACAAAGAAGTATGATTTCCTGAAACCTGTGCTTCAAAGTACATCGACCAACAAGACCGTGACGGTACAGGAATCAAACACAGACGGTATCACTAAGAGCGATAAGGCGTTCAATGATACAGGCTTCAATGAAGATTCCAAAGAAGACAAGACAAACGCCAAAAACCGCACAGAAACGGAATCAGGTACGTCAGAACGTACAGGCTTCAACGGTAACGTGACACAGGCTATGCTTGACGAATATCGTGCCAGACTGATGAATGTGCGTGAAGACATCATCAAAAGTTTAGTTAGCTATTTAACATTAAGTATTTATAATAATTAATTATTTTAATATGGAAGTAAAACAGATTTATACGCTGATTAATTCAGTAAGTGGTGAGGTTCTCGGTAAGACCGACATCGTAGCAGAAGACCTCACAGGTGTTGTTGACCTTGGTACAGAAGTGTTTAATCAGGGTGCAGTTGACAACTATGTTAAGTCCTTGGTAAACCACATCGGTAAGGTTGTTTTCGTCAACCGCCCTTATTCAGGTAAGATTCCGTCTGTCCTGATGGACGCTTGGGAATTTGGTTCTGTTTTGGAAAAGATTTCCGCAGACGTGCCAGCAGCAACCGAAAACGACACTTGGAATCTCACAGACGGACATGAGTACAAACAGGACATTTTCCACAAGCCTGTTGTGTCTGCTAAGTTCTTCAACTCAAAGGTTACTTTTGAAGTTCCTGTTTCTATCACAGAACGTCAGGTTAAGGAATCCTTCAGCAGCGCAGCACAGTTGAACGGCTTCTTGTCTATGATTTACTCAGCAGTTGAGAAGTCTATGACTATCAAGACCGATGCCCTCATCATGCGCACCATCAACAACATGATTGGTGAAACCCTGTTTGCAGACGCAGCAGCATTCACAAGCGCAAAGACCCTTAACTACGCTTCTGCTTCAACTGTAAGATGTGTGAACCTGTTGTATCTCTACAATCAGGCAAAGGGTACATCTTTGACCGCTGACAAGTGTTTGACCGATGGCGACTTCATTCGCTTTGCATCTTATCAGATGGGTCTTTATGCAGACCGTTTGCAGTCTATATCTACACTCTTCAACGTTGGTGGCAAGGAACGTTTCACACCAAAGGATTCGCTTCACACCGTCCTGTTGTCTGACTTTGCAAAGGGCGCACAGGCTTATCTCTATGCCGACACCTACAACAAGGAACAGGTTCTGTTGCCTAACGCTGAGACTGTTGCTTCTTGGCAAGGTACAGGCAAGGACTATGGCTTTGCACACACTTCTGCTATCAACATCAAGACAAGCGGAAATCACGACATCAACATCGGTGGTGTGCTCGGTGTGATGTTTGACCGTGACGCACTCGGTGTTTGCAACCTTGACAAGCGTGTAACTACCAACTACAACGCAAAGGCTGAGTTCTTCAACAACTATTATAAGTTCGATGCCGGTTACTTCAACGACACCAACGAAAACTTTGTCGTGTTCTTTGTTGCCTAATTTTGGACGGTGGCGCATTATTACGGTGTGCCACCGTTTTTACTTTAAATTCGATTTGCTATGTTAGTATTAAAAAGAATATTTCAGAATGACAAATACACTATTGGTAAGTTATATGATGGCGATGTTTACCTGTGCGATACTCTTGAACCGCCTAAGAATGTAAACCACCCTTGTATTGATTCGGGTACGTACAGAATCGGGTATCAGTATTCAAACAAGTTCGGTCGAAAAATGCCGTTCCTGTTGCAAGTTAACGGACGTGTCGGAATTATGATTCATCCAGGTAATTACCCAAAGGACACACAGGGTTGTATCTTGGTGGGACGGAATCTTGCAAAGGGTTCTGTTTCAAATTCAAAGCAGACGTTTCAGAACGTGAACGCCATTATTCAAGGAATCGTGAATTTGCACGGTTCGGTAACTATAAAAGTGCAGAACTATGAACGTACTGTTTTATAAATACAATGGTCAACGCAATAAGATAAACAAGGTTCTTGGAGACCCTGTTACTATCACAGGCAAGATTTCCGAAATGGACTTCTTAACGCCTGTTATTTGCGTGCGTGGTAAGGTCGATGGCTTTACGATGTGTTACGTTGAACCAATAGGGCGTTATTACTTTATTGATTCCGTAAGATATGACGGTGACAAGGCTTATTTGTCTTTGTCCTGTGATTCTCTCACTACATTCAAAGAACAGATTCTTGAAGCTACAGGCGAGATTTACGCCACCGATTCGCCACATAAGTACGATGGTGACTACAAGCCTGTCTGTGATGTAAGGACACAGAAAGAAAAGATTCCGTTCCCTTTGAATGAATTAACGGACGATGGTTCGATAGTTATGATAACGATTAAAGGTAATAGATAATGACATACGATATTATTTACAATTTTACCAAATGCGTAGGAAATGAAAATAACCCTACGACATACACAGATGTTTATTCTGATTGGATAGCTATCAGGGCAAGAGCCGTTGACGGTTGCTATTTTGAAGACGGTGTGAAAATAGGTACGTTTGATATTAAATCGAACGGTAGCCCAACAACTTTTGACGTAAAAGCAAGAAAGGTGTCGGCTGATGAAGACCAAAAGGTTATTGATGGCGGTATGTCAGGTATAACAAGCGATGGTAAGTTTATCAGTTGGCGATTCAAACCATCAACACAGTTTACTGGTACTGCAACATTCTCAATTTCCGCTACAGGTACGCCTGTTGACCCTTTAACAGTAACCAACAACGTTGCACACACCACATACAAGACAAAAACAAGTGGAAGCAACACCGTTATAACGTTGACCTGTGATGATGGATTCACCTTTGATGGTGTTCCGACCGTGACTTATGGAGCAGACCCTGAAGACCCTTTCTCAGAGGGAACAACGGAAAATATGACAGTTTCGGGTAACGTTGCAACATTCACCCTTGCGACCGCTTCTTATGGTGGCTTTGCTACCTTGGACGGTAACACCAAAGCGAGTGAACCGCCAACACCTACAGAACCAACGGTGACGAACAACATTACAGACGCTACAGAATCACACACCGTGGACGTTTCTTCTGTGACTGTGAACCTGTATTCTAAAAAGGTGATGTTGAACGTGTCCTGTGCCTACGTTGCCACAGATGGAAGCAATAAGAACGTACCTGTAACTGTTAACGTTGTAATCAATGACGTTGCAGACACGGACACGGCTACGTCAAACGCTTCTGTTACTTTGCCAGATGTTGACTTTAATCACCCGATAGTTATCACAGGCGAAACAAAACAGGCTATGCGAATAGACTACAATTTGTCGGGGTGTACGCCTGTAACAAAGCCTACATACTGTTTCGTTGGCGAACCGCTTACAATAACGTTGAGTGCTGATAGCGGAAACCAATTTGACGAACCTGACAAGTGTACGCTTACAGGTTATTCAACGACCGCTACAAGCTATATTGTGCCTATGACAATAAGCGAAGACAAGTTGACTGCAACAGGTACAATAACGCCAACAGTTGGGAGTGAAGACCGTGACGACTTCTACATCATAGTTGACGGTGTGGCAAATACACAGACAACACCGACAAAGAAGTATGGTTTTATCAACGCTTATGTGTTGAATGAACAGAATCTTGAAGACTTTGCCACCGCTCGTTTTGTACCATACACAGGTGATTCGGCAAGTACGAAAGAAGACCCGATTTCTTACGACCTTGGCGACTATGTGAACAGGGTCAAAAGATTCTTCTTCCCTGTTGAAAAAGGTTCTACGTCAAAACTGATGTGCGGTAACTTTATGGTTGATACGACTGTTTACAACTTGGATTCAGACACAAAGGTGATTTCTTTCGGTTCTGTTGAGATTCCAAACGTGACACAGAGCACAGCCGACTATGACACAGAGTTGAACCTATTTGTGCCGTTTATCGGTCTTGAAACGTTGCCTGTTGACCTGATAGGTTGCACGGTTGCACTTGAAATGAGGGTCAACTTACTTGGTGGCGGTGGTGTCTATGTGATGACCTGTGATGATAGAATCGTCTATACAAAAGAAGTTGAACCGTGTACCGATGTTCTTTTCAGAACTCAGAAACAAGAAGTAAGAGTGCTTGGCGCTTCAAAGTTCGATTCAACTTACCTTATGGGCTTGACACCTTACATCGTTCTACAAAAGAAGACCATCACAAGTACAGGCGTTGAAACCGCTTCTTCACGTCTGACTAAGGTCAAAGACGTTGTAGGTTTTACAAAGTTAGTGAACGTCAAATTTGAAGACACTTCAAATATGTTGATGGACGATGTTAACACTATTATAAACATTTTGCGCAACGGCTTCACCTTATAGAATAAGCCCTGTGCCCTTGTAAGACCCTGTGCGGTGTTGTTGCCCACGGGGTCTTTTTTAACGCACTGTAGGCGGCTTATTTTACGTCAGGTGGCATCGGTGG